AATTTCTGGTTATGGACTAGTTATCACGAAAGGCACGGTGTTGTCTTAATGGTATACAAAACAAATGAATCGATCATTGTGATTCAAGCAGAAGCCATTAATCCAAACAGGACAGATGTTGTCTTTTGGTCGCATGATCGAGGAACAGCTAAGCTTCGAATGAAGTTAGTTCGGAAAAACGGCATCCCTCAAAGCTTACCCGAAGGAACAACCGTTCCAATTCGTCTGATGTTCCGTTCTGCAACTGCAGAAGGTGGATATGGTAAACATGACTATCTTGCGACAATTGATGATCGTGTAAATGGTATTGTGTCCATCGTGCTAGAAGACAACATTTTAGGTTATGCTGGACTTGTGGAAGGCAGCGTATATATAGATTTTCCTGACAGTCGGTCACTGGACACGGCTGGTCGTTTTACTTTTGACATCAAACGCAGTCCAATCGATGATAGTACGCCAGAACTAGAAGATTATTATTTCAATGGGTTCAGCCAGACAATTGATAAAATTGAGCAGATAGTTTCTAATGCAAAGAAAGAAATTGATACTAAAGTGGCTGGGACAAAAAAAGAGTTTGATACAGAAGTTGAAAAAATTAAAACGTCAATCGGAGAAGCAAACCAATCTCTTACAAGTCTGAATGGCGATATGACTGCACTTAGCGAAAAGATTACAGAAGCGGATCAACACTTTATAAATAAGGAAAGCGTTGAAGCAGGTCCTTTGATTTTCAAAAATACAACGATAACTACTCAAGATTGGAATAATATCACTGAAAGTGGTGTTTATTATTGTGCAGGTTCTTCGGGAATTAATGCACCATACACGGGCAAACTTTATGGATTACTAACTGTTTATAGTGAACAAGCAGTCACTATACAAAAATACGAATTTCAGAATTCTATTTACATGCGTACGTTTGCTGGTAATCCCGCAGCATGGGGGAATTGGAAAAAAGTTGCTTTGTCTAGTGAGGTGATGAATCTTACAGATCCGCAGACCGCACTTGGAGTAAAGAATTTTTCTGATGGTATTCAAATAGCTGGTGATCGTGTAGTTGGTGAAAATGAACATGTTGTATACACGCTAGATGCATCGAACAGCAAATCCTTCATCGTGTAGTTGGTGAAAATGAACATGTTGTATACACGCTAGATGCATCGAACAGCAAATCCTTCATTGATGGCTATGCAACATTTATTAAACACGGAAAAGAAGTTATTGTAAATGGTACAGTAAAGTTCAAAAAAAAATATCCATTCGGCACAACACTCGAGGATGTTTTACCANATGAATTTGTCGCAAAAATTGTTCATGGCATGCTTACAGGTCCGTCAGGAACAAGTAGTGTATCAAAAGCGATGTACGTGCGAAAAGACTTAGGAACAATTATTACGAATAGCGAATTTGCTGCAAATGAATGGTTTACATTCCACGGTAATTATTGGGTAGGGGAGGAATAAAAATGAAAAAAATATGGCAATATGGTCGGACTAGTGGAAAAGAATTAGAGGTATCAGATGATTTTCCTATCCAAGTCCCATTTACAGATGTAGCACCGCTAAAAGATATTAAATTGGAAGATCAATTCTTTATTCCATCAGAAAATCGATGGAAAGAAATCATCAACGGACTTGATCGAGAAAAATTAGATAATCTTGCTTCGCTTTTTGCTGTTTTAGAAAAACAAAATTCAGTGTTTGAACAGCGGACGAATAGCTATAGCACACAATTAACTGATACTCAATTGGCTTTGACAGAAGTGTATGAAACGGTGATCGGAGGTGAAAAAAAATAATGGGTCCTATCTACGCAGATTTAATTATCAAGGGGCTGAAAACGATTGATGATGTTCCTGAAAGGCACAAAGAAGAAGTCCAAGCAATCTTGTCTCAATCAAACGAGGGATAAGATTGCTTTTTATTTATTAAGAAAGGAGGTCAAAACGATGGTAGTAGTTTATGCAACTTTGATTATTAAAGGAATTTTAGGTAAAGGAGTTGTCACATGATCAATTTAGGGGAATGGGGAACAATCGCAGGATCAATTACTGCGATTGTTTCTTTGATTTTATTAGTAATAAAACCAATTACTGCATCTTTCTCGAAGATTACTGAGACTCTTTCAAAAGTAAGCCACAATTTAGATTTGCTAACAAAAGATTTAGAAGCCAGCAAAAATGATCGACTTACGATACACGAAGAACTGAAAAGTCACGATGAAAGATTAGATAAGCATGCAGAAAAATTGGCGGAACACACGCAACAAATCAAAACTTTGTTTAGAGAAAGATCTAGGTAAAAAGAAAGGAGTTAAGAAGAAATGATTTTACCCGATAAGTATTATCAAGTCATTAAATGGACAGTTTTAACAGTATTGCCAGCTGCTTCTGTGTTAGTAGCCACGTTAGGCAAAGCCTATGGATGGAATGGAACAGATATGACAGTACTCACTATCAATGCAGCAGCAACATTTTTAGGTGTTATCACTGGTGTGTCGGCTTATAATTTGAAAAAATAGGAGGAAAAAAATGAAGAAGAAAATCATTTTATCATTGAGCCTGTTAATGGCTCTTTTTTTATTGCCAATTAATGGGTTTGCCTATACGATTAACAATGAATTTAATTTAGGTGTAAATGAAGGTAGCTCTCAAGTAGCGAATAATCAGTATATTTTACTGCATGAAACAGCTAACGAAACAGCAACAGGACGCAATGAAGCACAGTATATGCAACGTTCATGGACTAGTGCTTACACTGCTTACATTGTGGGAGACGGTGGAATTGTTTATCAAGTCGGACAACCTGGCTATGTACAGTATGGTGCTGGTTCATATGCTAATGCCAATAGTCCAGTGCAGATTGAGTTACAACACACACATGATAAAGCAACTTTTGAAAAAAACTATAAAGCATATGTTGAATTGGCAAGAGATTCAGCAATGAAATATGGCATTCCATTAACATTAGACACTCCTTATAACCAACCAGGAATCAAATCGCATTTATGGGTAACGCAAAATATTTGGGGTGATCATACAGATCCTTACGGTTATCTTTCTGAAATGGGCGTAAGTAAAGAAAAATTAGCATATGATTTAGCTCATGGATTTACCGATGAAAATCCAACAATACAGATCCTTACGGTTATCTTTCTGAAATGGGCGTAAGTAAAGAAAAATTAGCATATGATTTAGCTCATGGATTTACCGATGAAAATCCAACAACTTCGGACGATAAACCAGTCATTGATCCAACACGAGCTGGTGCAGCAAATCCTACGCTGACAGATGGAACGAATCATTCTCACATTGATCAGTTTGGGGAAATCGAAAATGCGAACTTGCATGTGGCTGGATGGCATATTGCTAACTACCAATATGAGTATATCTTCATCATGGACTATAATACTGGCAAAGAGGCGAACTTGCATGTGGCTGGATGGCATATTGCTAACTACCAATATGAGTATATCTTCATCATGGACTATAATACTGGCAAAGAGTTAGCACGAGTAAATGCTAATGGCGTTTCACGTCCAGATGTAAACCAATCTTATAGTACTTATGGAAACGTTGGTTATCATGTATCGTTCAACATGCGTAATTTTCCTAACAAGAAAGTATACGTTATGATGCGTGCTACAAATGATCCAGAAGGAAACACTAAAGGTGGAGCGCAAGATTTCCATGACAAGCGATGGTACTTGAATATTCCGCAACGATAAAAAAATGGCCCCTCGTTGAGGGGCGGTACATAACGATATTGACTATTATCAGTTGTCTTTTTACGCTTTGTGACAACTTGTATTGGTTATAGTAGATAAATTCTAAAGCTATCGTAAGAGAATGTTTTTAGTTACTATAAACTCTAAACTTAGAATTTTAGCTCTTTTAGATTGCTGGAAGTCTTGGGCTATATTTTTTTTCTTAACGTAAAAGGTTACCGGGACATATATAGCGGGGGATATTTCTCTTAAACCAAGGGTCAATATTTTATTTTTGTAAGGATGATTAAATGCGATATCTAATTTCATAGAAGAACCGTTTCTATCAGCTTCAGAAACATAAATAACGGATCCGTTATAATCTTCTAGGAATATATCTAAAATGAAATCAAACAGAGTAATTCTATCTTTGATAGAGCCAAACATTTTATGTCGCTGAATTTTTTCATATGTAATTGAAGAAGAAGCCAGTTTACTGCAAAGAGATTTAGGAGGTTCATTATATATTTTGTGTAGTCCAAGCAAATGTGGAAGTTGAAGAATATCAAATTTTATGTAAAAGCAATCTAGAGGGGTGAATGGGGTTGTTAAAATTGCCGTTTTGCCATCAAGATTTGTTAGATATTGATTATAAGTTTTTTTTTAAATCTTTAGGCATAGAAGGCGCTCCTCTGTTTAGTTTTTAACAAAAAAAAAGAGAGTGCAAAGTATGGATACCGTCCCATACAGACCAACGCTAGGCTAACCCGCCTGCGGGGGAACGTGAGTGCACTCTTCTCACTTTGATTGATATGATTATTATCAATCTAGAGCTAACCGAAAGATGAGGTGATAGATCTATCCTCGTAATTAATATAACATTTACGTAAAATTTATGCAAGCGTAAAATATAAAAAACAATAAGATGAAAAATTAAGAAAACTTAATATATACGATTTAATATAACGATTTGTACGTTTGGCACATTATTTTGATGCAGTATAATTACAAATTATAAGTGATAAAATAACGTTTTTTTGAATATTGTAATTCTTGCTAATAAAAAACCATTGATCTCGGAAATCAATGGCAAGGTTATAGATTCTAGACACTAGAATTCAAGACTAAGCTAGGGATTGAACAGATTGGATATCCGCGCAAGTGCTTGTAGGCCATGTTGACAGCATGGTCTTTTTTTGCTTACAATGTCATTCTATACTACGTAAAAAAAGCGTCAATAATTTTTTACTATAAAGCTAAGCAAATGAATGTTAAATATACTCTATTTTTTCTTTTAAAGTTATGTAATAATAAATATGCCATCACAACAAAGAATGAAATCCCATTATTATCTAGTCTATCTCCATTCTTTTTGTTAGCAGGAGTTGTGGTGGCTTCTCGTACCCTTAGCTCAGTTGGTTAGAGCAGACGGCTCATAACNCCATTATTATCTAGTCTATCTCCATTCTTTTTGTTAGCAGGAGTTGTGGTGGCTTCTCGTACCCTTAGCTCAGTTGGTTAGAGCAGACGGCTCATAACTGTCCGGTCGTAGGTTCGAGTCCTACAGGGTACATTAACGTAGCCATTTGAATCGTTGTGTGTTAGAATTTTTTGAAGAGTATCATACAAGCTAAAGCTTTTCTCCATTGCCACTCAAATGAGTGGCTTTTTTATGTATTCTTTTATGGATTAATGAAAGGATGTTTCACATAGTTATACTTCCTTTTCTCCATTGCCACTCAAATGAGTGGCTTTTTTATGTATTCTTTTATGGATTAATGAAAGGATGTTTCACATAGTTATACTTCTGTATATTTGAAAAAGTTTTACTTTGACTTTTAAAATAGAAAGACATTTGGGTTAAATTGTGAGATAATAATAAAGAAGAGTTTAAAGCGTTCCCCAAAAACCACTTCCCCAATAAGTGTGTTACGCTTTAAACTCTTTTATACTTGAAGCTATTAAAAAGCATACCATATAACTGTAAAAAATAATGGGAAAAAGACTTATAATTGGAGTGGTAGTTAATTAGTGACTTATTTTTGATTTTATAGCACTGATACTATAAAATATAGATATCATCATATTACACAATCTTAATACTAACTTAAAAAATATCTCCTTTCATAAGTATGGTGATAAAATCCGTTCCNGGCTACCTTTTTAGGTAGCCTACTTTAATCTTTNTANCTTTCTGGATCAANNAAAGTATACTTTANATAGTCAAATCGTTTATGTTTTGCTCTAACATCTGGAACATTTGTCACTACATCAAACAAAAAGTATACATCCTTCTTCATTCTCGTTTTCGCAGCAGGAATTTTAAAGTAGTTCTTATTAGAATAATGGAGATTGACTAGNAGGCTAGTTTCAATTGCTAAAAAGACTACTTCAGTATCCCAGACTTTATATAAATCTTTGACAAATTTTTCTGATGGATCGTATTTAAACCAAAGCAGATGTTCCTCTAGCTCGATTGTCATGTTTTTCACCTCAACGAAAGTATACGAACTAATGTTNACAAATTTTTCTGATGGATCGTATTTAAACCAAAGCAGATGTTCCTCTAGCTCGATTGTCATGTTTTTCACCTCAACGAAAGTATACGAACTAATGTTCTTTTTGTAAAGTTAAGTAAGTTGCATATATAAAGTATGCAACATGAAAGAATGTATTTTTGAATGCCATTTTGAATGCCATTTTCATTCATTTAACGAAAATCAGCGAAAATAAAAAATGCTCAAACCCTTATAAAATAAGGATTTAAGCATCTAGCGAAATCTGCTGAAATCTCACAATGGAGACGGCGGGAGTCGAACCCGCGTCCAAACACATCGACACTTAAAAATCTACGTTCATAGTCAACTCATTTGAGGTTTCGCTTTACAGCTTGCCGAGTGACAGGCATTCTGTATTGCTAGTCTGATGATCTCTTTTAAACTTTACAGACGGAAAAGTTTAACGTATCCCACTAAATTTGAGACCCTTACTCGAGCACATGGGCGATGCCGAGAGGATCTACGCTAACTGTTTTTAGGCAGCTAAAGCGTAAGAGTTGTTTTCGTTTTTAGCAGTTATATTTAACTGTAACGTTTTAACGTAGACGTAAGCTACGAAACGCAATTCAAGCTCGAACTGTGCTTGTCGAATCCGTAACGTCCCCGTAAAAATACAAGGGTTACGTATATTTTCATACAAAACATAGTATACCAT